GATTCGCTTGTTGCTGAAGAATTCAAATTATTATCTTTGTTCTGATCAAGTTCTATATCGCCATCAACAATTAAATTGTAGTTAGAAGTAATCAATGTGCCTTTAGTACCAGAGAATAATTTAATTCCTCCACGACCTATAAATTTAAGATCGCCTACTGCTGTAATATTTCTTGTATGAATTGTTAGATTACATAAATCTATGGGCAGTTTAAATATTGATGAGAAGTCTAATAACTTTTTCAAGTTATGGAATTCGTCTGATTGATCACCCTTTAAACCTGCAAGCGTTGCTAACAAACGATCTTTATAGCCAATTAGAACCCATCCATTTAGTACATAGAATCCATCATTTTCAGATATTCTATCCGGATCATAACTATAAAGTGCGTTGGTAGGGACAACACGCATAGTGCGGTTTAAAAAATTATCTTCTAGTGATAGTAGTTCATTAATAGAATTAACATTTCCAATAGGATTTTTATATCTATTATCGATATCAGCTAATATTTCTTGCTTAGCCTGGTTCACAGACTCGACAGTTGCTAAAACAATATCAGGATCAATAATGAGTTCAAAATAGCCAGTATTATCAACTTGCAGAATAATACGGATCGTTTGAATTTTTGCTGCACCTTCTTCAATACTTGGCTTATAAGTCGGTGGGTAGCTTGCAACAGCAAGCATTGTGTTGCCTGTGCTGTCATATAAAGCCACTTCACGAATGTTAAAACCACCCACAGCTGAAGGAATGATTGCTTCACACACCAACCAGTTTGGATTTTTGTTGTGAACTTCAACTTTATTCACACCAACACGATAAACCTCATTGACTAATGAAGTTGCATTTTCATTTGGCTCTGGTACTGATCCACTGCCATCACCGAAAGCCATATATGTAATTGGTACTTTAGAATCATTATTTAAAGCAGCAGTTATAGCCGCTAAACCAGCGGTTGTGATCTTGGTGTAATAACTCATATTTGAGCTCCAAAAGGGTAAACTTCTGTTTCTGTTTGTTCATAGAAAGCCCAAATAGGAACCGCTGAAATAATTGCGTCCTGGACTTCTGGGAAAATGGTTGTATCGTCACCGCTATAACTTCCTGCTAAGGCATAGATCTGTGCATAGCTGGGTGTGACATTGATTTGAATATGTTTGCAATGGCGTGTAAGTGGTCGGGCATCATCAATGAGCTGAAGTAAAGTATTCAGACCTTGTTCAGTTAGTGATTGATTGTTGGTATCAATAGCGATCTGGAATGTACCTGGCTCAGACATAGGTACTTCTTGCCACCATTCATAAATGGTGACGCTATACCCAAAAGCTTCGACAATTTTACGCAGGGCGTAATTGGTACCTTTGTATTTGTGAACCTCAAAACTGGCCTTGATCTGCTGTTTTTTGACTTCTTCAGGCCAATCTTGCTGCCAACGGTCAACACTGTTTTCCCAAGCCAAGTGTGGTAAGAATTGGCTTGGTACATCATTCAAGGTGACAAGACTACGTAAATTTGCTGGCAGATTTGAATTGTTGCCGAGTTCTTCAGCAACTTTACGTTCAAGATCGGTACTGTTTGGAGGGAGTAAGTTTTTCATTAACCCTCCGCGATGGTGACATTCACACCAGTACAAAACGATGCTTCAAATGCTGTGACCAAAACGTCTGCAGATGGGCTGATCAATTCAACACGTTCAACACCTGAAACATGCAATTGTTTAAAGATGGCTGACAGATAAATGCTTTGACCAATACGTTTTGGGGAATTAATAAATGCAGTGATATTGGCAATCGCTTCTTCAAGCACTGGATCTGTTTCAGGCAGATTGTTGTGGTGAAGTACGGCTTGAATTTGATATTCAATAATGCCAGCGGATTGAACTGTCACACGGTCAGCTGTAGGTCGAAGTTTTTCACCTGATACATAGTTGTAGACCTTCTGACACAGTTCAGGTGAAGCAGCACCATTTTCAGAATCACGTTGCAAAATGGTGATCAGTGCCTGGGAAGGAGCAGGGGAAGACGCATAAGCATCGGCCACACGTCCATCAGCACTGAGTGAATGGAATTCATACGCTGAAGTTGGACCTGCAACAGATAAAGCATCAAATGCTTTGCTTGCTCGGTAACGTAAATCTTCATCACTTTCATAAACCGCTGGTGTCGGTGGTGTCGTGGTTAAATCTTCAGGCGAAATAATCAGTCGCTGAATTCCATAATCAGCAACTTTGGCATCCAGATCTGTACCAGTGGCATAAGCCAAAAGCACTGCACGATATTGGGCATTGAGCTTTGAGCGAAGCAAAACTTCACGATAAACGTTTTCTTGTAACAGCTTGGTGAGTGGTTCGCTTTCGCGTTCCAAGGTTTTACGAATTTGGTTTTGTTTGTTGCTTGGCCATAGCGCAATAAGGGCTTCTTTACGCTCATTAAAGATGGTTTCAAAATCGAGTTCTTCCACCGCTTTGGGTGGTGTGAGCTGGTTAAAATCGACACTCATAACGTAGATCCAAAGTTAAGTGGAATGCTTAAAGACTGTTGCTGATTGTTGTCGACCACATTGCAGTCAATTTCTAATTCAAATGAGCCACGACCAACCTGATTGATCGACACTGAATTCAAGGTGATGCGGTCTTCCCATTGCAGTAACGCAGTCGCAGTGGCTGCATAAAGCTGAAGCAAAGTGATTTCATTGAAAGGGGAGTCAATGAGCTGTGGCAGCAATGAACCATATTCACGACGCATGATTCGGGTACCAATGGGTGTGGTCAAAATGTCCTGAATGGATTGACGGATTTGATCAATTTCAGTTTCGAGTTCACGACCGCTTTCACGTGACATCATTACTGTGGTCCTCCAGTGGTTCCACCGCTGTCACCCGGGTGAGTATGGCCAGTGAGACTGATACCACTTGCAGTGACATCCCCATCTGAACTGAATGTTCCTGAAGAATGACTGCTGCCTTGAACCAACTGACTGCCACCAACGGTGTTGTTTCCTGTCATGGCAGTACTGCCATTCACTTGTAAATTCCCATTGATGGTCGTATCACCGTTGACAGTGACACCACCATCAGCAGTCAAAACAGCTGTGCCACCTGAAGGTAAAACAGCAGATAAATGGTGGGCTGAAACGTCATAGGCAATGACACAGCCATCGGCAAACATACGAATTTTTTGTTGAGATCATCAGATGGTGCAGGGTGGTCATCGTTATAAAAGCCGTACAAAACAAAACTTGTTGGACCAATATCACCGCACGGTGAAATGACCACACATTCTTCATTGATTGATGGCATATCCCAAGTTGCATCGTCACCAGAACGAATATTTAGGCAACGGATTTCCGGTGTCTCTATATCGCCTAAATTGACGATGACACGTGGAATAGGTTTAGACGGATTGATGGTCTTGACGGTTCCAAATCGAACAATATTTTCAAGACGACGGTTAGCATCTGCATTCATGCAAACACTTTGCGTCAAGGACTAAGCCATTTCAGCTGATTGGGCTTGTATTAAGTGAGTTTTACAATGTTCAAAACTTAAAGATTGATATGTTTTAAGAATGAATCTTCAATCAGTTTTAAATCCTGATCTGTGAAGCCTAAAAGTTCTCGTTTTGGATAGACCACACTTGGTGCACCACGTTCAGCACGGTCTTTTAAACCTTCCTGATGTACTTGTGCAATACGTCCAACACGACCCACAAAGCCAATCGCAATGGCATCAGCATTGCTGAGCAGTTTTAAATGAGCAGTATTTTTTAATTTGGTGAACATTTTGCGCTTAATTTTGCCTTTTTGTTCACGTAGGCGTTTGCGCCTTGGGGTGTACGTTGAACCATCAGGATTCTGTTGTGCAGAAATACGTTTGCTCTGATTTTTTCTTAAATCACGACCGATCTGTTTTGAAAGCTTGGCACGTTCACCCACTGACAACCGTTCCAAATACGGCTGTAAGTAGGTGGCAAGTTCTTCAACATTGTTCGTCATGGGTTTCGACCTGTCGGTGGCATATCTAATGACCAACCTTGTTTTTCAGCAGTGGTCCATGAAGCAACGACTTCACCCGATGGATCGATGACTTCAAAATCAGTGGCAGGTTCAAATTCTGTGTACTTCGGTTCTTCAGGATGACTGAGTTCTAATTTGCCGTCTGACAACTTTTTCACGACGACACGTTCAGTTAGTGGAATTTGAAAGTTAATGTCATATTTACTGTTATCAATCAGTTCCGCTTCAAAGCTGATGGCTTGTTTGCCTTTTTCATGGTTGGCCATCAATTCAGGCTGATTTTCCGCAATCCACGTGAATAGCACAACACCAATGACATCGACATCACCGGCATAGTCCGTGATGACCAGATCCAATGTATACGACATTTCAAAACTGAAACCACTAGCCATGGTACTGCGAAGCGAACCATTATTAGTAAAGATCAATAAGCGATCCTGATCAGGACTCAGATCAGGAATCGCTTTGAGCAAATATTCTCTTAATTGATTGGGCTTTTTCATGCAGCTTTTGCACCCTTATAGTTTGGATCGAGGCGGTTCATCACACGTAAAAACTTAGTGTCATAGCCCAGTTTTTTATAGTTTTTGCCGTTATACAGCGAAAAAACGACATGCCAATTTTCTTGACGTAACGCATCGATGAGCAGCCACTTTTTGTCATCCACTTCACCAGACTTGGTTTCACAGTAGCGAAGGAATGCTTCAAACTGAAGGCTTTCACTTTGTTCATGCTGTGCTACAAATTCCTGAACAGATGCATAACCTAAGGCTTTCCAATTTTCACCCATGAGCTGGAAACGTCCCCACGATGCCGACTGTAATGCACATGATTCATCAAGCTGCTTGGCTTGACTTAAACGTGTGTACTCAGCAGATCCACCGTGATAACCACCTGTTTTGGTATTCACAATATTTGGATGTTTGGCCATGAGTGCATTGGCTTTGGTTTTGCCGAATTTCTGATTCAAATAGAAATACATGCGATGACGTTCAAACAGAATTTTAGGCTTACCATTTGGCAAGTAACCTTCACCCAGCGTTTCAACTTCAGCAATGGCTTTAATCACGATGACAGGCACACCCAAACGTTTGGCACCTTCGACTAAATCACTTTCTTTTAAAAGTTTACTGGTGCATTCACCACGTAGGGCTTTTAGTGTGTAGTCACCGACTAAGCCATCAACTTTCAGATTTTTCAGTTTCTGAAATTGAATCACGGCATATTCAGTATTTTCGCCAAAGTCACCATCAGCAATGAGTGGCTTCTTATTTTTACCAGTCATGCCATTTTTAATCAGCAGTTTTTGCAATTCAGTGACGGCTGAACCTTTTGATCCTAATTTTAAAATGCTCATGGTGTGCTCCTTAACATTGAAACGACATTGCCTTTACTGCGGAAAATAAAGACCACCAAAAACACTGCGAGAATGGCATCCCAAATCGTGACCGGATCTTTAATGAAAATAATGTGAATACTTTGTGCCAGAAATGCCCCGATCAATACCGCTGCAAATAGTCGAAACGAACATTTTTGCAGGTGCAGTCGATCAAAACATAAAATACGGAATGCACACGCCACATAACACAGCACGGCAATGATTGAAAAAATAGTTTGTGCCAATGGCAACAACATGAGTTGCATCATTTTTTATTCTCCTTTCCAAAAGTATTGGACAGGGCAGAAAAGAACTTTGAAGTGGTATTGAATATTTCTGTCAGGGTGGATTTATTGACCCACGTCATGACTTTGACCAATACCGGTAAAGCAAACATACTGGTGAAACAAGCGATCACCGTGTGACTGTTTATACCTGTACGATTTGAAATTTCAGGTGCTAAGGCATAGCCCAGGGCGACGGATAACATGAGCGAAAAAATACGTTTTCCATAGCTCAGTGACTCTTGGGTAAATGCTAAAAATGCTGCACCAATTACGGCACCAAACAGTGCATCACCATTCACGAATGGAAGGAGTGATACCAATCCTGCAGAAGCGGTAATTGCGACAGTGGTTGATGTGGTTGGTTCAGCCATATTTTTGTTCTCAGTCCCAAAGCTGAATGCTTTGCGTTTTATTTTGTTGTGTTTGAAGTTCTGGTAACTGAACCTTTGTCCCCATCGGGAGAAATGGACCAAATTCAGACAAGTGTGGATTGGCTTCAAGTACTGCTTCGACCACACCAGATGAACGTCCATAGTTGCGCCAACAAATTGCGTCAACCGTGTCATTCTGAAGGGCATATACAGTTTTTCATTTTAAACCAGC